CGGACACCGACGCGAGCCCCGACGACGTCACGGGTTTGATCGACTGCACCCAGATGGCGCACCGCAGACCGAGACCGGGCGCGTTTTTCGGCTCGTGCGTGTTGACCGTTTCGAACAGGCCGAGGGTCATGGCCTGCGACTGGACAGCGTCGAACAGCACCGCGACGGCAGCAGCGTCAAAACTGAGGCTCATACGTGGCCGCCCATGGCCTCGATGTACGGCGGTAGTTTTTCTTCCGCGACCGGTTTCACGTGCAGGCTGAGTTCGGCGGCGGTCTGGCGGAACAGCCGGTAGCCCTTGAACCGGGTCGAGTTGTTCCGCTGCGACGTGCCCTCGAGCCACGGCGTCCAGGCGACACCGCGGATCGTCGGTCCGGTGATGACCTGGTCGGGGCCGCGGCTCACCGCGTTGATGTTGGACTGGAAACCGCCGCGCGCCCGGCCGGTCTTGTCCATCGGGAAGGCCCGGAGCATGTCCGCGGCCGTCGACGCGAGGTCTTTTTTGGTGTCGTCGAGCCACGCCGTGACAGCGGCGTCGGCGCGGCCATCGAACAGCGGCCCGGAGACGATCACTTCCGCCATCTAGATCACCCTGGTCCGGTTTTTGCGGCCGTAGGCGGTCATCGCCTCGTCCCACATGTCGGCCAGGCCCGCGCCGGACGGCCCGCGGGTCGCGTCGCCTTCACCGGCCACGGCCGCGTAGCCGGATGTTTCCTCCAGGACCCGGTTCAGGGTTTCAGCGATGGCGAGGTCGCGGATCAGGGACGGCGGCCGGTGCCTCGAGATGGCCGCGCCCTGCGTGTGGGCGGCGGCGGTGGTGCCGAGCTGCCCGCGGGCGACGGTGAGCTGGCGGGCGGCGTAGATGATGCCGGAGGTGTGCGCGGCCAGAATCGTGCCGTCCCATGCGCGGCGCAAGATCAGGTTGTTCCCGGTGATGTCGGCGATCTGCATCCGCTCGGAGTCGAGCTGGATCACCTCACCGATACCGAACAGGGTGCCGTCTGAGACGGCGAGGACGTTGTCGGCTGCGCTGGCGGTCGCCGGGCCGGTGAACCCCGCCGAGGTCGCGGCCATGGCGCGGCCGGTGACCAGCACCCGTTCCCCGGTGATCGGCTGCAGCGCGCCCGCGGTGCCGGTGGCGGACGGGTACGGCGCGGCGCCGAGCGCATAGTCGAGGACGAGAAGGTCACCGACGCCGATCAGCGACGAATCGGACACGGTGATCGTGGTCGCGGACGTCGACGACACCGCCGCGGCGAGCGTCCCAGCCGACTCGGTTTCGGCTGAGTAGCCCCAGGTCCCGGCGACCACGATGGAATGCTGCGGCGTCGCAGCGTTGCCCCACGCGGCGACGGTGGACCGGTCCAGTTCGAGGTAGGTGAACGGCGGCCCGTCGTTGACCGGCTCAGCGAACACCTGGTTCAGCGGGATGGCCGTCCCAGCCGGTGACTGCACGCTGGTGGCGACGATCAGGTCCTGCCGGTCGAGCCACAGCCGCCACGGGTACGCGTACTGCGAGTTCGGCCAGTCGAAAAACTTGACCTGGTCCTGCGGGAAGAACCTCCGGTGGAGCTGCTTATCGATGTTGCGGGCCGCTGATTGGAGGCCGCGGTCAAGGACCGGGTTGATCCGGGCTGTCTCCTTGAAGTCGAGGGCGCCTTTGACGTCTTCACGGGTGCAGTAGCAGGGCTGGGTGATGGCCATCAGGCCGCCCACTCGATCTGCCAGGCTTCGTCGGCTAGCAGCGGCCGGGTGAAAGGCTGCCACCGCCCCCAGGTCCACACGCCAGGCCCGTCGATGGTGGCAGCGTGACGGCCACCGGGCAGCGTGCAACCGAAGACGACACCCGTGTGCAGCGCTGTCACAGGTTCGTAGCGGGGCCGGTGCCCGGCGAGGCCGACGTCGGCGGCGGCCTCGAGGGTGGCCGCGATCGGCGCGCCCGCGTCCGGGTCGCCGGTGATGGCCAGGTAGAGGGCGAGCACGTCGGCGTCGGCGACAGGGTGACCGGCCATCCGCAGCGACGCGGCGAGCGCCTCGGCGGCGCAGCAGGCGACGTCCCCGGCGAGGGCAAGCGCGGCGGGTTTCGCATGGGCAGGGTGTTTCGCGACCCTGTGCGCCTTACGGGCCGCGGCCCCGGCCTTCTGCCACGCCAGGGTCTGGGCAGGTGAATGTTTCTTCGCCTGGCCATGCTTGGCGGTGCCCGCATGCTTCGCGGTGACGCCTTTAGCGGCTGTCTGTTTCACCCGGTCCTGTGCCCTTGCTTCCTTGGCCGTCCCCGCCCGTGGGCGGAGGAGGGATGGGTTGTGCTATTCGGTTGTGTCAGAGCGCGGCCGGTTCGACCTGCCAGTTTGAGACTGCGATGGCCTGCACGTTCCCGGCGCCGGACCATTGCACGGTCCACAGCTGGTTGTCGGGGCCGGTCCAGCCGGTGGTGTCGAGTTCGGTGCTGTACACGCCCGGCGAGTTCCTGGTGATGCTCGTGGGCGTGTTGGGCTGGTAGGTGACAGTGGTTGTCGCCCCTGCCCCTTGCTTGTACTTGAGCGTGACCGCGCTCGGGTCGGCGGGATTCCCGTTACCGTCGAGGAACGTCGCCGTGCTCGTGACCAGCGAACCGGCCATAAACGGCGCACTCATAGTGTGTTCCTGACTGTGGCAGTGCTCATATCGTCGTGCTGACGATAACTGTAGCCGCTGGGGTAGTTGTGACGGTGACTGTCCCGGGGCGTGCCACGAAGGGGATAGGGCCGGGTGGCCTGGTCCGCCACTGCAGGCCCATCGGGGTGAACGGCGCGGGTGGTACCAGCGGCGGCGGCGCCGGGAGCGGCCCCTGGGTGACCTGGACGTCTACCCAGAAAAGTGCGTAGCCGAACGAGGTGACAGGGAAAGTCGCGGTCGGGTCGGCGTTGCCGGTGGTGTAGCGGGACTGGTCGTCGTTGTACGGGTCCGGGTTGACGCCCAGGTACGACGAGAACGCGAACAGCGGGCCGTTCGCGATGCCCGTGCCGTAGGGGTGCTTGACGCCGTCGAGCTGACTGTTGGTCCAGGGGAAATTGCCGGGGAAGCCCGCGACGACCGCGTAAGTCGCGCCCTCCGCCAGCGGGATGGGGGCCGCGAGCGGCGCGTAATTGAACTGGCCGGCGGTCATCCCGGCGAGCGGCACGTGGGAGGCAGGGACGAGAGTGCCGGTGTTCAGGCCCGTCACGACCCACAGCGCGACGTCGCAGTTCGCGGCCTGCGCGCTGTCGGCCCGCCACACGTAGTAGCCGGCCAGGAGCGAACCGGCGCAGGTGACCTTGATCGACATGCTCGCGCATAGCGGTCCGCCGGCCGTGCTGGCGGACGGCGGCTGCGTGCCGGAAGATCCGACGCCGGGCCGGCCGGACACGCCGTCCAGCAGCCGCCACGGGTAGGTGATGGTGGCCGGCGAGTCCACGTTGACGGTCCAGCCGCGGCCGGTGAGGGTGGCCGCGGCGGCGGTGCCGGCGGCGGTCGGCGGCGCGTTGCTGCGCAGGTCGAGGGCGCCGTTGCTCGTTCCCCAGCCGGCGGCGGCGGTGAGCACGTAGTCGACCATCGCCGTGCCGAGCCGGTTGAACGAGAAGTCGATGTTCTGGAGGCCTTCGCAGCCCGTCAGGATCACCGAAGTCAGCCGGTTGTTGTGCAGGTCGCACCGGACGTTGTTGGTGCCGAACGGGAGTGACGCCGAGTCGCGGCTAGCCGGGAAAATGCCCGTCAGGTCCGCGCTCGACCACTGGTTCTGGTACGAGACGACGTCCAATAGCGCATCCGAGCTGAATGACAGCTCGTACGAGTACGCGTTGACGGGCTGGGCGCTGCCGCCGTTCCAGGTCCAGAACTGCTGCAACACGGGGAAGCTGGCCAGGGTGGGCGGGTTGACGAGAAATTGGTCACGGACGCAGAAATGGTAAAGGGCGGCCATGGGGGAGGTGAGCGTGACGAACTCCAGCCGGCCGCCCTGCTGGATCGCGGAACGCAGGTCGCGCAGGTTAGCTGCGACCGGGTTGAGGTCCAGTGGCCGGTTCTGGTTGCACGCCTCAATCTGGAGCCGTATGAGCGATGTGCAGCCGGTTAGGGTTACCCCGTTGATGTCCGACCCGAAGCACTCAACGAACTGGAGCGCCGACATGCCGGTGAAGTCGATGACGCCGGCGAGTGGCGTGAAGTCGGCGAGGAAGTAGATCAGGCCGGTGAGTGAGTTGATGTTCGCGATGCCCGACACGGACTCGGCGGCTTTGGCGTACCCGCTCGGCGGCATGTAGGTGCCGGGGTCGACCGTGTTGTCGTAGCCGACGTTGAACAGGGTGACGTCGGCGTAGCCGCCGCCGCCGGTCACGGTCATGTTGACGGTGCGGGTCGCCGCGGAGCCGAAGCTGAACGACGGGCTGACGCCGGTCTGGCTGGTGAACCCGGCGCAGGACCAGGTGACTGTGGCCGCCGAGCCGGCCTTGAGTGCGACGACCGGGCTGAACGTCGCACCTGTCGTGGTGATGACGACGGGCGGCGCGGCCTGCGCTGTCACCGGGCGGGCCGGGGCGAACTGCCAGGCGGCCGGGGACGACAGGCCGGGCGGCATCAGCGGCGAAGCCGGCAGCGCAGGCGGCGGGGGGATGACGACTGTCTCGGTTGAAGGCGCCGCCCCCATCTGCGGGGCCGGGGCGAACTGCCAGGCGGCGGGGGACGACAGGCCGGGCGGCATCAGCAGCGGCGGCGGCGGGACCGGCGGCGGCGGCGGCGGGGAAGGCACGACTTCCACCGCGATGATGGCCCAGTAGTTGCTGTCCTGCGTGAACCCTACGGTGACGGCGCCGCCGGTCGAGGGGGTCGTCTCGGCGGCGCAGTTGCCGATTGTGTTGAGCGCCTCGTCTTTCAGGTATTGGAGCGTGGCCGGGCTGGTTGCAGCCTCGTTGCCGTGCCCTGTGCCGACGAGCGCGAAGATGATGCCGCCGGTAGTGCTTGCGGGGACTGCGACGCTGGATGTGGCGCTGTTCCCGACTGCGTCATAGGCCGTTCCGAAGCTGGCCGCCCCGGTGAACGAAACCGAACCGCCGGCCAGGCCGGTCGGGGTCGTCCCGCTCACGGTGACGGCGATGGCGTGCGCGCCGGATGAAATGCCGGTCAGCCCGTAGACCTTGATGAACCCGTAAATCGAGTTGTTGCCGTGGATAGGACCGTCGATCAGGGTCATGGGGACGCTGTCGCAGGTGACGGTGAAGTCGTTCCCGCTGTCGTTAGCGGTGCCCAGTGTTACGCCGACGAGCAGCGCCACCGGGCCGCCGGCGGCGGTGTGCGTCCAGTTCAGCGAGTTTGAGCCGCCGCTGCCGGCGCCGGCGGAGGAGGGTCCTACCGCATCAATAGCGACGGCCACGAGCTCACCCCCCCGCCGCCGGAGGCGGCCATGTCGAGCGCACGCTGAGTCACCATCTGGCTAACCGTCCTTCCGAAGGGCTAGCCAGGGAGGCTGGGACTGCTTAGCTGATCGCCTCGATGTAGGCGTCTTCGCAGGTGATCGTGTTGCTGGCGGAGCTGGTGCCCCACTGGGCGCCGACCGTGAGCGCATTCGCGGTGGTGGTGTTGATGGTGATCGGCTGCGTCTGGGACGACGGGATCCAGTAGTCGGTCGCCCCGGTCAGCGACGTGCCGAGCTTCACGACGCCGTTGCACCACACGGTCCCGGAAGAACCGACAGAGCGGACGTAAATCTCCAGCGACAGCCGCCACGGCCACGAAGCAGCGCCGGAGCCGGTGGTAATCGCCGCTGTTGCCGCGAGGGCGGTGCCGGCTACGCCGCCGTAGTACCCGCCGAGTAGCAGCGTGGGGGTGCTGGTGGTGGAGAAGATGCCGTAGGCGATGAGCCGGAGACGCTGCCCGATGTACATGTACCCGGATGGCAGGACAAGCTGCGGCGCCGGGGAGATGTCGGTCAGGGTGGTGGACGACGCCAGCGCGGTGCCAGCGCCCTCGCCTGGGACGTTGAGAACTGCCTCCCATGACTGGATTGGCATTACTGTGCTCTCCTTATGCTGCGATTAGATTCGTGGAGTGCGGTTACCGTCGCCTGGGTCTTACCGGCTTAATGGTCAGAGTTGCTGGGGGCGGACCCAGTCGCGGGGGTATCGCCATCCGTCGTAGGTGCAGTAGAGCTCGGCGTCTGATCCGGCGTCGGATGGGGGGGCGTTTCTGAGGGGCTCCCCGCACTGGGGGCAGGCGAAGGGGGGATTGGAGGCGTACCAGTCGAACTCTTCCTGCGCAGACTTTCGTATATCGAGGAGCTGCCACCAGCTGATGGCGACGCACCTCCCTCATCTGGGTCCGAAGACTCTGGCGAGTTCCCGGGCGGCGTCGAATCCGGGCCGGGGGTAATCTCTGGCGCGCGTGGGGTAGGTGGGGCATCTGAGCCTGGCTCAGGCTCTGAGGGCGCCTCTGCGGCCTCTTCCGGTTCCGGGGTTACCGCCGTATCGGCCGCCGCGGGTTCGGGCGTCTCCGGCGATTCTGGCGCCACGTTTTCCGCCGCTTCGGCCGCAGCGTTGCTGGGGCCACCCAGGACACTTGTCTTAGGCACACCGTCCTCCTCAAAGTCGGTTCCCCGGCAATGCGGGCATCGCAGCAGCCCCACCGCGTAGGCGGTGGCGCATTCCAGGCACTTCCACAGGGCCACAGTCAGGCCTCCGCGTCCGCGTCCGCCCGCGCCCGGGCGCGCGCCTTCACCGCCACGGGCGGCGGCGCGGCGTAGGGCGGCAGCTGGCCGCAGCCCGCGCGCGGGCACCGCAGCAGCCCCGCCGCGTTCAGCGCCCCACAGCCGCACCGCCACCTCACCATCACGCAGCCGCCACCGTCGCCGCCGCGTCATACGGCACATAAAACAGGTCCCACTTGATCGACCCGGTGGACGTTGCCCCAGTCGTGTAGGAGATCGTCCCGATCGGGACAACCACCTGGACGCCCTGCAGGTTCGTGTAACCCGCGTTCGTCTTCACCATGGCCGTCCCGGCGGCGGGCGGGTTCGCCAGGGTGATCCGCCCGCCCACCTCCAGGGCGTTGATGTCCGCGCCCGTGCTCGACATGTCGATCGCCGAGCCCGTGGTGGGGGTCGACGTGACCTTCACCGTCGTCGACTGCGCCTGGATGACCGTCGTCACCTCACCGATCAGCGCCAGCAGCAGAATCCGGCCACCTGCGACCGTGAACAGGTTCTGACTGGTGGTCGCTGGCAGCGACGCCGTGGCGCGCGACACCAGCAGCCCGTCCTTGATGGCCCGGACCGCCGCCGCCGAATACGAGACAGTCATCGGTCAGGCCGCCGTTACCTGCGCGCCAGGCTCGAGCGGCTTATACCAGAGCGTCCACGAGACCTGGCCAGTGCTTGATGCCCCGCACGCAAAGGAGACCGCTAGCCCGTCATCGGCCACCAGGGGCAACCCGGCCATAGGTGCGACAGTTTCGCTGTGCACTGTCGCGTCTGCGCCGAGCAAAGATCCAGCGGAGGCGCCAGACAAGTTAGCGGACCAGATCTCCAGATCATGAACAGAAACGGAGCTGCTGTTTGCCTGGGCCTGGACTGACGTGGTGACCTTTCCGACGATGCCCAGGATCAGCACCTTGCCGCCACTGACCTCGAAGATATCCGCAGACGTGGACTGTGGAAGGTTAGCAGTCGCTCGCTCGACTACGTATTCGCAGCTCACGAGGCCACCAGCGTTGCGCCGTCAGTTAGCGGGATCCATGTGCAGTAGAACGTGGCCGCGCCGTTCACCGACGACGCGCCTAGCGCCGCAACCTGGCCCGTTGTGACCACCACGTTTGCCAGCGCGGGGCCGCCTACCAGGAATTTCCAGGCCGCAGCGGTCACGGCCTCGACGCCGAGGACGCTGCCTGCGGTCGTGTCGGTCGTACCCAGGTCGGTGGCCTGCACAAACGTGCCGGTACTGCCTGAGGTCGGGGCGTTGTTCAGTGCCAGCGTGCCGCCGTCTGTGGTAATCGAGGTAGTGACCTTGCCCCACAGGGCGGTGATCAGCACCTCGCCGCCAGCGATGGTGAACAGGTTAAATGTGGTCCCGGACAGGGTGCCGGTCGCCTTCGACACCACACCGTTTCCGAGCAGCATCTTCCGCAGCTGCGTGCCCTGAATGAAAGACATAAGCCAGTCCCCCGATCAGGTCAGGCCAGCGGCGAGGTTCGCGGGCTTCCGCTGCACCTCGAGGTCGGACAGGATGTACAGGATCGACCCGAGCCGCGACCCGCCAGAGCCGGGGTCGGCGATGTCGAAACTGATGTAGGAGTAGCCGTCCGTCAGCTGGTCGGCGTACACCGGAACCGCGAGAATGTGTTCCTTCGCGGACAGCGCCAGAGTGATCGTCGAACCGGCCGCCTGGGTGGTCCGGGTCCACGTCTCCGTACCGTCCATCGTGGTACTGGCGCCCGTCTTCAGGTAATACTCGGTGATCACCGCGAACGCGGAGCTGGTCCCGCCAGTCTTCGCGTTCGCCTGGTTCAGCGTGTACACCTCGGAATCCGACCCGCCGCCAGCGATAGCAACCGACGCCACGATGGTGCACATGCGGCAGCCCGACAGCCTGACCCGCTTACCGGTCGCCCCCGCGGTGTTCCAGTCGACCACCGCCGAGCCGAGGCTGATGTCGAACGACCTGCCTAGTCCCTGCATTTAACTCATCTCCTCGCCGCGGGGCGTTACTGCCGCAGCGTCATCGCCAGCCAGGGGGATCAATGCCTGGGCTGGCTGCTGTGACCGGAGACGCCGATTGGCCATCTCCAGGTTGTTCGCCACCCTGCGCAGCCAGGCGGGGTCATCACCCGCCCAGCTGAGCAGCCGGTTACACCTGCTGTGCGCGAGCCCGCGACGGCACCCCGCACACGACCTCGTCGGCTGGCAGCAGACGTGATCGTGGTCGATATGGACAGCCCTGGGCCGGGAGCCGTCAAGCGGCTCCTGGCACAGGTAGCAGCGGCCCATCTGCTGATCCCACGTCAACTGCCAGTCGGCGGCCGTCATCTTGTGCCGGTACCAGAGGCTGTGCTCCCAACTGGCCACCGGGTTCTCATCCCTCCACTGCCTGTGCCGCTCTACGACCTCATCCCGGTGAGATTCGTAATAACGGGCATTGCGCTCGCGATTCCCGGCACGCACCCCATCCGGGTCGGCGACGCTCCGGCGACGCCAGTTCTCTGCCTGCACCTGGCGCCTCCTTTCGCGCTTCTCCTCAGGGGTCGGCATCGTGCCGCCGCGGTGTCTACTACAGGTGCAACCCGGGTCACACCGTCGTCCCGGCATGACCTTTTACCTTGTCAGCGAGTCGCTATTTGAACAAAAGGTGAAAGGGTATTGGACGAGTTGCTATGCGGAGTAATGGCACTCTGCAACCATGGGCGACCGTCGAGCCTTTCAATTATACGGAAGGCCGTTTTGTCGTTCTGGAATTGATAATGTTCGCTGGACATTGCCTGCATGATTTGCCTATCACCAATTAGGTAATAGCTAAGGTCGGCGAACATGATGTCGCCGGTGGTGCCGAGGGTCGGGACTTTCTCCGTGAAGTACACGGGGCGGCCCAGGATCGACACTGGCGGGGTGCTGGTGCCCGGGTTGGTGTAGTTACCAAGCCACACCGCCGAACCGCCAGTGCCCACGGACAGGGCCATGGTGGCGAGCTGCGGGAACGTGTCGATGTTCGCGATCCACACCGCGTTCCCGAGCGACGTCGGCAGCATGCGGGAGTAGGCGTTAAGGAGGTTCTCCCAGACGATGGTCTTGGTGGCCTGGCCGGACTCGGCGGTCACTGACACGCTGGCGGGGCAGGACATGAACCCGAGCGGCTCACCTGTGCCGGAGCCCTGGATGAACGCGAGGTCCTCATACCAGGCGAGGGCGCGGGGGAACACGTTGTCGAAGAACGACCCGAACGCGGTCGCGTCGGCGAGGAGCTCGTTCGGCACGGACGCGAACGCGGTCAGCTTCTTCGCGTCGAGGACGACCCGGCCGAAGCTGGCCTGCGACTCGGTGATCGACGCGGCCTCTTCGGTCCAGTAGGCGACGACGCCGCCGAACACACTGGACACGTGACTGGTGTCGTCGATCATCGGGATCGGCACGCGCAGGGTTTCCATGGGGATGACCTGCGCGCGTGAACGGACGATCGACGACTCAAGCGACACCTGGAGGATGTCGGAGCGGAGGGTTTCCGGGATCAGGAAACCACCGTCGGCCGGGACCTCGGAGCCGTAGCTGTTGCGGATCTCGGTCTGGATGTCGTTGTACCTCTCCAGCTTCGCGCTGGCCTCTTTGCGGTTCTTCAGGACGGCCTGCATCCGCGGCCAGATCGCCTGGAAGAACTCGGCCGAGCTGTCGAACACCTCGTCGAGGCCGCGCCTGGCGCCGGGTGCAGCTTTGTTATACGCGGTGCCGTGACCTGCGGAAACCTTGCGGATGTCCTTGCCGTTCAGCCGCGGCCCGGCGGCCGTCATGGTGGCAGGGAGGCCCTTGCCGACACCGTTCGCCTTCAGGAACTCGCCCATGCCGAGCTGCACTTGCTCGCGGAGCTGCTGCGCGAACTGCTCATCCTTGTTGATGACGTTCCGCGAGTAGGACGCCATGAACTCTTTCGCGGTGTCCAGGTTCGCGAAGATCTCGGCCAGCTTCGCGTTATCGTGCAGAATCTCTGAGAGCTCTTCGGAGTTCTGCGGCACAACAGGTTTCGTCACAGCTTCTCCTCGAGTGCTGCTCGGATGTTTGCGAACATCTCTTCGGTAAATCGGACTGTTCCTGCATGGGCGGCGTGGTTGTCCGCGGAGGTCTTCAGCGAGCCGTCGCCGTTCCAGTTGTCTGGGATGCGTGAGGACAGGCCGAGGGCTGCGGCGCGCTTGATGATGTGGCGGCGGATGGCGTCGTGTTCGGAGCCGCCGCGGCCAACCGCGTGGATCGCGTTGTCCAGGTCTTCGGCGTCGGCGATTGGGTATGAGCCGTCGTCCATGGCCTGACCGTTCGACGCCATCCGTTTACGGTCTTCCGCGTCGTACTTTTCGTTGCTTATGAGCGGGGCGCCGCCGGATCTGGCGTAGGAAACGTGCCCGTCTGGGCCGGTCATGGGCTTGCCAGGGACCGGTTTCAGCTGCGTGCCGTCGGGCGCCCAGTGGGAGTGGTCGGTGTCACCTTCGGGGCAGGAGTCGTCGTCGCCGTTGCCGTCCGGGTCCCACGGCTCGCTACCGGAGGTCTCGCCACCGTCCGGGGCTGCGGCCTGTGGCTGGCCGGGCCGCTTGGCGAAGATGGACAGATCCCAGGTGGCGGCAAGCGACACAGGCGCCGCATCTGTGGCCGGTTCGGCGCCCTGGACAAAGTCGGCGAGCCCGGCGTCGACGGCTTCCTGCCCGATGTACCAGGTTTCGGCGAGCATCGCCTCACGCCACTGCGCCGCGGGCTGGCCGGTGCGGTCGGCGTAGATGCTCGCGATGTTGTCTGAGGTCTTGTCGAGCAGGTCGGCGAGGTCACGCATGTCTTTCGCGTTGCCGATACCCATCCCGAAACCGTCGTGGATCATCATCGACGCGTTTTTGCCGATGATGAGATGCCCCGGGTCGGCGGCCATGGCGATCACTGAGCCGATCGACGCGGCCAGCGAATCAATAACTATGCGCACGACGCCGTCGCGTTGCTTCAGCGCGTTAAAGATTGCGATGCCGTCGAATACTTCACCGCCGGGGGTGTTCAGATGCACCTCGAGGTCGCCTTTGACCTGCCCCAAGTCGGCGATCATGTCGGCTGCGGTGACACCGAAGTAGCCGATCTCGTCGTAAATGTGCAGCTGCGACGGCCCATCGGCCAGGTTCTTGATGCGGTACCAGTCGTTACGGCCCTGCCGCAGGTTCACCAGGTTCCGCGTCGTCCGGAACGGCTTCAGGTCACCCACGGGGCGCCCCGCTCCCGTTCGGCATCCCCGGCGTGGCGACGACCAGACCGGACTTCGACATCCGCCCGGCCATGTCACCGAGCTGGGCGCCCCACGCCCGCGCATCAGCATGACCCATCAGCAGCGTCAGCGTCGTCGACGTGGTCCGGATCGTCAGCGCGAGCCGCTGCCCGTTCGGGGTGTCGATGAGGGCGCAGCTCAGCTGCGCCGGGGTTTCGGCGAGCAGCCCATTCCCCGGATCGACCGGCGGCGGCCCCTGCTGCGGTGGCGGCTGCGGTGGCTGTGTCATCGGGCCTCCACTTTCATGTGGCCGTTTGCGAGCATCTTCCGGAGCCTGCTTTCCATGTCCGGTGGGCCAGCGCCCGCCCCAGGCGTCTTATCGCCAGGGGCCGCGCCCGGGGCGGGCGCTGGCGCACCGGATGTCCAGGCGGGCGGCAGCGCGCCTGGAACCTGCTGCGCCTGCTCAGCGACGCCCATATCAGGCAGGCCGACGACGGTGAGAACGTCATGCGGGTCGAATCCCGCGGCGACCAGCGCCTGAGCCGCAGCTGACTTAGCGGTCAGTTCCATGTTGTCCTGCTCCCGGTTCGCCGGAAGCGGGTAGATGTAGTCGAACTCGACGCCCTCACCTGCCGAGCCGAACAGCGGCAGGAACTGCTCGTTGAGCGCGTCGCGCCACCGGTCCAGCCGGGGCACGATCGACCAGTTAGCGAACACTTCCTCACCGGTCTGGGCGTTCGCGCGGTTCACGTCGTCGGAGTTACCGAGCATGATCTTGTGGATGCCCCAGGCCTCACGGATCAGGTCCCGGGACACGTTCCGCAGGTTCCCGAAGTCCATGTCACGCATCGTGTGCGAGTTCGGCACCCACGTGGCCCCGGCCTCGAGCACAGCGACCCGGTGCGCCCGCGCCACCCCGCGGTGCGACTCCCGCCAGCGGTTAGTCAGCTCATCCCACTCTGTGTCGTCCAGGCGGTGATCCACCTGGATGACGCCGCCTGGTGTCGCCGAGTTGAGGAAGTAGTTCCGGTTCCACTCGGCGGAATACTTCGCGGCGTCGATGTCGACCAGCACCGCCTGCACCGGCCCGAGGCCGTGATACGCGTCCAGCGGGTTCGGGAACTTGACCTGGATGACCTCGCGGACCTGCAGCGGCACCTTCTCACGGCCGTCCGGCGCGGTATAAACCCAACCTTTCAGGTAGGTTTCCGGGTCCGGCACCGGCTCGATCCGGTCCGGGCGCACCGGCCACAGCCCGACCGGGAACGACGCCCGCGGGTCGTACTCGACCACCCAGTACGACTCCCCTGTGAGTTCCAGGTACTGCTGGCTCGCCTCAAACAGCGCGAACCGGGACCAGAACGCGTTCGGCTTGCACAGCACCGACAGCGCCTGATGCTTCACAACCTCGACCCGCTGATCCGAGCCCTGATCGCTGGTCGTGTACCGCTGACGGCCGTCCGCCTTCGGTGACCGGTACAGCCGCCACTGCGGCTTCGCAGCGCTCGACGACAACAGATGCACGATCTGCCACACCGTGCCCACCGTGCCGAACGACCGCATGTACGCCTCAGACGAATCCGCCCCGAGGGCCATCCCAGGCATCTTGTAAAACCCGGAATTACCCACAGGCACAGGCGGGCCCTCGTTTTTCGGCAGCAACCTGCGCAGCGCAGACTTCACGACTCGTCCGCGATCAGCAGCTCGAGCAGGATCAGCGACAACCCGGTTACGATCCACCCCGCCACAGCGGACGCCACGAACACACCGACGTCCACGCAGGCGATCCCCGCCACCGTGAACGGCACCTGCGCCAGATTCCGGCCGACAGGCATGGCCCGGTGCAGCACCGACAGAGCGGACACCACAACCGCGAGGGACCGGAGACGCTGACGCCTGCCATGCAGCGGAAACTCCGCCGTTGTCACGTCAGCCACACGCCCGCACACGGATCACAACCAGGACATTAGCATTACGGACAACCGAAACTAACCTAAGATCGTGACCGAAATGTTCCGAAACCCTAGGTGGTGCCGATGCTCCGCGACGCCGCGACCCTCCTAGGCCCCGCCGTCGCCCAGACCATCGCCGCGCTCGACCTCGGCGAAGAGGACACCGCAGCCGTGCAACTCGCGCACCAATACGCCCGCTGCATCGACGAACACCACGACACAGCCTGGGCCATGCGCTGGATCGCGCCCCTCCTCCACGACGTCCTCGAATCCCTAGGCGCTACACCCGCCGCCCGCGCCCGCCTCAAAGGAGGCAAACCCGCCCCCGATGCCACCCCCAACCGCCTCCACGCCCTCCGCGCAGCCCGACGCGGCTAGATTCCAGTGACGCTGTGACCGGCCGCAAACCGCCGGATGAGCCGAAGCTGACCGGCCGCGTCCAGCCCAGACTGTTCACGCCGCCGCTGCGGCCGTTGAACCGGCGGACGTCACGCGGCTACGAGGTGTGCGACTTCGCTGAGATGTCCGGTGAGCCGCTGCTGCCGTGGCAACGCTGGGCCGTCATCCACGCGATGGAAACCGTCCCCGGCGGGGCGTACCGGTTCCGCGTCGTGCTGATCCTGGTCGCCCGGCAGAACGGGAAATCGCAGCTTAAACGCACCGTGTCGCTGTGGCGGCTGTATATGGACGGCGCCAGGCTGATCCTGGGTGTCGCGCAGGACGTGTCACTGGCGCGGGAGCAGTGGAACTACGCCCTGGAGACCATCCAGGCCAGCCCGGACCTGTCCGCCGAGCTCGACCAGGTCCGCAGGGTCAACGGTGACGAATGGTGGCGCCTCACCTCGGGTGGCCGGTACAAAATCGCGGCATCCAACCGCCGCGCGGGCCGTGGCCTGTCCATTGACGAGCTCAACATTGACGAGCTGCGTGAGCAACGATCCTGGGACGCCTGGTCCGCGCTGTCCAAAACCACCATGGCAAGGCCCCGCGCCCAAATCTGGGCCATGTCCAACGCCGGAGACGACGAATCCATAGTTCTCAACCAGCTACGCGACGCCGCACTCTCAAAACGTGACCCATCCATCGGCCTCTTCGAATGGTCCGCCCCAGACGGCTGCGAACTCGACGACGAAACAGCCTGGCAGCAAGCCAACCCCGGCCTAGGCCACACAGTCTCAGCCGCAGCGATCCGCACAGCCCTCGGAACCGACCCCCCCAACGTGTTCCGCACCGAAGTCCTCTGCCAGAAAGTCGACCAGCTCGACGGCGCAGTCGACCTCACCGCCTGGAAAGCCTGCGCCGACCCCTCCGGCACCATGGACGGCCTCCGCGACCGCCTCGCAGCATGCTTCGACATCGCCCCAGACGGGCAGCACTGCACACTCGCCGTCGCGGCCATGCTCACAGACGGCCGCGCACGCGTCGAAATCGTCCGCGCCTGGAAAAACACCGACCAAGCCCGCCTCGAACTCCCCGAGCTGCTCGACAAAATCAAACCCGCCGCGATCGCCTGGTACCCAACCGGCCCCGGCGGCGCGTTCGCGCCCATGCTCCGCCCCCGCCGCGGCGGAATCGAACTCACCGGCATGAAAGTCGCCGAAGCCTGCCAGGGCCTAGCTGACCTCGCGCACAGCCGCCAGATCCTCCACCCCTCCGACCCCCTCCTCGACGCCCACATCGGCGCAGCGCAGAAACTCCCGTCCGGGGACGGGTGGCGGTTCACCAGACGCGGCGAAGGCCACGCAGACGCCGCCTACGCCGCCGCAGGAGCCGTGTACGTGGCCCTCACCATGCCACCCGTCCAACGCGCCCGGATCAGGATCCTCGGCTAGACAGCAGCGCCGTGCCGTCCTGGTGCTGACAGTCGCACCACGTGTCACCACGGCAGTCACCATGCCGGGTTCCGCGGCAAGAAACACATATCATCCGGTGATTTTTGCATGAAATACTACATACATGCTCAAAAACGACTACGCGGCCCTCTTCGCCGAGAACATCCGCGCCCAGCGCGCCCGCAAGCAACTCGGCCAGATGGAAGTCGCCGCCGCCATGGGCGCCCACGGCTTCCACTGGGCACCCCAAACCGTCAGCAAAATCGAACGATGCGGCCGGGCGATCACCGCAGCCGAAATGTGCGCACTCGCAGGGATCCTCGACGTCCCCCTCAGCGCACTACTCACAGCCACGGCTCAGTGACCAGGGCAAACGTGGACGATGAGCCGTGGCGGCAGCGCGCCGCATGCGCCGAACTCGACTCCGAAACCTGGTTCCCGCCTAAAGGCGGCGACAAAGGCGCCCTCGCCAAACGCATCTGCCGGCACTGCCCCGTCCAGTTCGAGTGTCTCCAGTTCGCGCTGAAGATCGGCACCCCGGACGGGGTGTGGGGCGGCCTGTCACCAGACCAGCGCGCGAAGATCCGCCGCGCCCAGCCTGCATACTCCACTTAGCAGAGCCTTGCGTACCGGAGTTTGCACCCGCCTGCTAAGCAGAGTACGCACCGCCCGAGCCGGCCGGACCGGCGGCGGCCCCCACCTGCGCACCACCCCTGGGACAGGTGCCCATTACCTGAGTTATCCACAGCCCCTGACCTGCGGAAACACGGGTTTACTGGCAGGTTTGCGACACGTTGCACCCCTTACATGGCCCGTCGCCCCACCGCCTCCACCACCCGCCGTGATCTTGCGTCACACGTTACACGCAAGTCTCTGACCTGCGGAAACGGTGCCCGATTTGCGAAGGTCACAGACCGTGGCCACGCCGCGCGCCCATCCCCCACCGCGACATACCCGACCTTGGGGAGGGGGATTTAGGGGCGGGGCTCTGTCGGGTCCCCAACTTTTTTGGACTTTCGGTGTCGCATCGGTGCAGGTCAGGGCATCGGTGTGTGGATGTCAGGGTCCTGACCTGCGGGAATGCCCCCGGCCAGGTGGCTGCGGGCGGCTGGCCGGTGCTTGATGGTGCGTACTTTGGTTAGCATTCCAGGTTGATCTTGAACGCTGCATAGTTTAGTTAGCGGCTGTTTGCGCTAAGCATGTCAAGCATCGAGTGCCTGCTCGTCACTGTGCTGTGTGTGGCTGCGGGTGTGGGTCCTGGTGGGGCTGGGTCCTGCCCTGGGCTGGGTCCTTCCGGTGCATGGTTTGGCAGGGGACTCTCCTGTGCCGGTTGTCCTGGGCCGGGCGGCCGGCGTGAACTGGTTCGGCAGGGCTGACGGCAGGCGGCCGGTGGGCTCGCGGCCGGGCGGTCTGGCAGTTGAGTTCGGATCAGTGATTGCGGGGGATGGTCCGGGTCCTGGGAGGACTGGGGTCCCTCCCGCGGCGGGTCCTGGAGCGGCCGGTGAGGATTCAGGGGTGGTCACCATGCTGTGCGTGGCTGCGGGTCTGGGTCCTGGGCTGTGCCCCGACGCCATCCGCCGCCTTGCTGGGCTGTGACTTTGCGGTGGCATGACTCGCAGAGGCTTCTCAGGTGCCGGTGTGCTGGGTCGTTGGCTGCCTGGGTGATGTGGTCGACGGTGGTGGCCCGGTGTGTGCAGCCGGGTAGCTGCAGCTGGCATCGGTAGCTATCCCGCTCGAGCTGGGTTTTCCGGGCTCTCCGCCATGCGGTGCCGTAGGTGGCCCCGGTGCCGCGGTCTTCCGGTCGCCAGGGCATGGCTATCTGGCGATCATGTCGTGAATGACGATGGCGGCGGCGAGGAGGACACCAGCTCCGGCGATGACGAGTCCGGCCATCACCGGACCGCGTCTCTGATGCGCTTGAAGTCGAAGTCGGAGAGGCCGTAGGAGAGGCCGAGGGACCGGTCCCATTGGTCGCAGATCCAGGTGCAGCGGGGCAGGTGGAGTGTGTGTACGAGGTTGTCGAGTAGTTCCCAGATAGGGAACATGGTTCCTCCGGTGAGAGGGCCGCGGGCAGCCGTACGGCGGCGGGGAGCCTGTACGGGAGTGCCCGCCCGCGGCGTGCTCAGGTTACGGCGCTGGTGGTGGCGGGGGTGTGGCGGTGGCTGGGTCTGCGGCTTTGAGTGCCTCCACTTCGGCGTTGATGTCGGCTGCGATGGCTTCGGCTGCGGTGTCGTCGACGCTGCCGCTGGTTAGGCGGCCGGAGATGTCGGTGAGGAACGTGGCGACTTCGGCTTTGAGTGCGTCGTCGGCGGCTTGCAGGTCTGTTAGTGCGCTCAAGATGGCTCCTAGGGCTACTTCGATGTCGTCCAGGTGTGCGATGACCTGGGTCTCGAATCTGTCGAACATGGTGTGTCTCATGTTCGCAGTTGGGGGCTGCTAGCCGGCATCGGTCAGGAACACGACTCCTTCGGCGGCTGCGGCGGCTGCGTGTTTCGCGAAGATGCCGTTGGTGCCGATCTGCTCGAGGACCTGCTCGCCGAATCTTTCGGTCATCGCCCGGGCGAAGGCTTCGGCGATGCCGGGCGGGATGATCCATGCGCGGGTGTGGGCCGTCGATTCCGGGGCGGTGCTGCCGGTTGTGTTCAGGGTGACGACGGCGAATGGCTGCCCGGGTTCAGGTTCAGGTTGCATCGGTTGCCTGTCGTGTTCGTAGCCACGCGCAGGTGGCTGACCAGTTCCACCAGTCGGCGGGTTCGCAGGTGCGTTCGTAGCCTTCGTTTGGGTGGGCCCAGCCGACTTGGGGCAGGTTGTACAGCATCGCGGCGAGACTTGAGCAGACGACGTGCCCGGGGAGCCTGTTGTGGTCTGCAGGCCACCGCCAGAGCGGGTTGATGGCCTGGGCTAGGTCCTCGACGTGGAGGGCGTTCAGGGCGTCCTCAGCGATCCCTGCCCAGTCGTAGGCGATGCCGAGTGACTTGACGCAGCTGGCCAGGAACACCGGTGTCTGCTTTTGGTCGTTCGGCCGGGGCTGGTCGTGGTTGGTTCGCGTGTCGGGGTTCGTGAGGTACGGGGTGCAGTCGCAGGGGCCGACGCCGCCGGGCCTGCCTTCGATGCCGATCCAGCGCCCGGCCGCGTCCTGGTGGGTGACGATCGCAACGTGGTTCGCGATGGCGGGTTTTCCTTGGAGTGCTTCGCCTGCGCGGATGAGGTTTTCGATGGTGGTGTGGCCGGTGCAGACGGCCAGGACGTCACCTGGGGCGGCGGGTAGGTTCGTCACGCTGCGGCTCCTGTCGGTATGAGCTGGTGGTGCTGGGGTTGGCCGTCGCGGTCACCTGATCGAGCAGCGCGCGGCCGATGTGCTCGGTGTAGGCGGGCGGGATCGCCTGCGAGAGCTCGTTACGGTTCATCCATGTGATGCCCATGGCCGCCCGGTACTGCGCGATGGTCGGGTTGTAGCCGAGTTTCTGTCGGACCCAGGTCGGCGTACCGTGCCCGACCACGCTTATCGCTGGTTCGGTGTGGTCGTGGCACAGGTGCATTTCGAAGCCGTCCCACGACGTCTCGAACCAGCGGCTACGCCGTAGGTTCCGAAGGCTGAACATGCAGCCACACAGCTCGTAGTCGGCCCGCATCGGCGCGCCCGGTACATTTTCGATCACCCACGGAACGCCGGCCGCCTTGAGTCGTCTCCGGATCGCTGTCAGCATCCAGCCGGTGCCATGGCGGTTGGGGTGCGGCGTGCGCATGTGGTCCTGGCATGGCGGCGACGCGTGGATGGCGTCGAAGCCGTCGAGCGTGTAGGTCATCGCGTCTGCTTGGACGAACTCGAAGGGGTAGTGGCGTTGCGGCGCGATGTCGACTCCGACGACGTCGAACCCTGCGCGGTGGTAGCCCATGCCGGCGCCGCCTGCCCCGCAGAACAGGTCCAGTAGCCGTGGCCGGTTCATGCGTGGCCGGACGGGTGTCATTGGTGGGGGCGTCACGCTGCGGCTCCTGCCGGTATGAGCTGGTGGTGCTGGGGTTGGCCGTCGCGGTTGCGGCGGGTGGTGGCGCGCCCGCAGACGACGCACAGCCCGGCCAGGTAGACGCCCCGGCCGCGTGGTTCGTCCGCCTGCCAGCAGGCGGCTGTGGCGGCGTGGATGTCGTTCGGTTTGCCGGTGTGGTTCCACCCCGCGGCGGACGCGTAATTGCCCGAGCTCATGCCGTTTTGGCGTGTTGCCGCGGGCGGGTGGTGCAGGTTGCCTGGTCGAGGATCCCGAGGCGTTGTGAGCGGATGCGCGCTTCAGTGGTCGCGAACTGGTCGGCTGCGTCGAGTAGCTCGTCCACGAACGTCTGATCGAAGGGGAACCCACGGCGTTTGGTCATTGCCCGCCAGATGGCGGCCTCGAGTTGTTCGCGGTCCATGGTCGGTCTCCGTTCTGATCGTTTCCGGTTAGCTGCGCCAGAGCTGCTTTGGCGGCGGCCCTGCCGCGTTCGTTAACTTCTTCCTGGTCGTCATTTCTTACGAGCCTGGGTGGTGGCGGCGGTAGTTTCACGGGAATGAACCGGCGCGGATGTTTATCGCGGTTTATGGCAGCACTGACGTACGCAGCGCGGTCGCGGACGTTTTCGGATCCCATGATTTGGGTTGCGATCCGTAGCGCCTCGTCGTCGGTGACGCGGCTTCCGGTGCGGTCTGTGATCGCTTGCTGTGTCGCCCGAATCAAGATCACGTCCGAGTGGGTACGGGCGGATGATGGATCACCTACAGAACCATCAGGGGATGGGATGGGATGGGGACGCGCGCGCGATGACGCGTCTTGCGACGGTTCAGGAGACGCGTCGTGAGACGCGTCTCGCTTTGATCTCCACCGCTCTTGGCGTTGCTGCTTCGACTCGCGCTCGCGGCGCACCTTCTCAGCCGACGGCTGATACTCCAGGTAGTCATGGATCCGCCAGCCCTCGGGAGCTGTCTCCCATAGCCCGGCCTCTAGTAGCTGCTCAACGCATTGGTGCGGGCGCCGGACGTCGGAGATGAACCTGAGGTGCTTTGACGGTATGTGACCGTCGGTGCTGTTCAGGTTGCTCCAGCAGATCGCCGAGATGTACAGCCGGAACGCGCTGTCGCTCAAGGTCCGGATCTTCGGATGGACCGGGAGCATGTCATCTATGCGCGCCCAGGGCATCGAATCTGCCTCTCTGTTGATCATGCGGCTTCAAGCCGCCCAGGATCCCGGTAGGATCCGTCTCGGATTCAAGCGACTCCGTACGGCTTGGCCACGCTCTTCCAACAGCGCTGCGCCTGGTACTGCATGACCGGTGCACGCGATCCTCCGTTTGCATGGGCGTCCCTTCGATAACGAGAGGGGATTTTGTCATGCACGGAACCTACGAGTACCAGGCTGTTCTCTTTGAGTCTCCAGTCAAACCCGTGAGTCATTTCTGGTACTTGACGACGAGCGGCGTCGAGTACAAGAGCGGGCAGTCGAAGAACGTTGATCGCCGAATGAAAAGGGACGGCCAATATAAGGGCCATATCCTTATTCGGGCGGTTCCCTGCTCTTGCAGGCTCATAAAGGACAGATCCGGCCATCTCAAGTGCCAGCGCGAAATCGCGTTCGAACGCGCCCATGCGGCGGACAGGCTCCACGAGAGTGAGAAGTTTGGCCCCACAGATGACGTCGTGGCTTCGGCGTGGTACTTCGCCAGCGGCGATCAGCGGGCCATGGCCGTCATGACGTGGGCCGAAGACCGCAGGTGCCATTACGGCTATGGCCGGGATTACGTCGCCTAGCGAGCGCTGGTCAGCCATCCTTAGCTCTCCTAGGGTTGGTTGGCGATACCTCCTGCCGGGCCGGACTGGGCGTCCGACCGGGTCCGGCCCGGCAGGAGTAGTCCTGGCGGCGGTCTTCGAGGCCGCGGCATCGCGCCTTAGCGCCAGATGTGTCATTTGGACCGCCTCTTCCTGCGGCGGCGGATTGGTATGACGGGGTTAGCTGGGGGGTCCTTCCCGGCCCGTGGGGACCGGCAGGCCGGGAAGGACAGGGTTCCTGCCGGGCGTGTCCCGCGCCTGGGATTGCTTCCCCGCTTTCCACGGCGGGGGCGGCCACGCCCGGCAGGCGTTCTATGCGGCCTTGCCGTAGGCCTCCTGCTGCCGTGGGCAGGTGCGGGCACAGTCACATTCCTGCAGGCAGCTGCAACGGCAGGTGGGGCATTCCTTGCAAGTCATGACAGGCCTTTCAGTGCGCGTAGTTCGTTGAGGACGCGGCCGTCTGTGAGATCGGAGGGCCGCCATATCCCGGCGTCCTGACCGGCGGCGTGGAGGGTGTCGAGCCACGCCTGCTGCGGGGGTGTCGGGTGTTCTTTCTGCCGCTTCAGTTCGCGCCACAGCACCCCGGAGGGCCCGGCGATGACGAGGTCGGGGAAGCCCCGGCCGCTGTGGATGGACGTCCACGAGTGGTAGTGGCGTAGCTGCAGCAGGCGGCACATCTGCTCGACGGCGGCCTGCAGCTGCTTCTCCGACATGCGGCCGTGCCAGGCGGCGTTGTACGCGGGCGCCAGCGGGGCGGTCATGCCAGGCTTCCCGGGCATGTGGCGGCGTGGGGCATGTACCTGCGTTCGGGTGAGTACAGCTGGGCGGCGGGCTGGACGGTGCGGGCCCGCCATTCGCCGCGGGCGGTGCGGTAGGCGGCGACGTTCCCCCGAGGGTCCGGGTCGACGTCGATGAGCTGGCGTTTCCCTGCGCGGGTTTCGGCGACGTGGACGAGGCGGTCGCAGTGGCGGCAGAACGAGGGCGTATTCACTGGGCGCACCCGGCTGTGGTGATGCGGCACAGGTCGCACAGGCCGTCTGTGTCGGTGGCGGGTTCGTCGGCGAGGTCGTGGACCTTGCAATAGGTACACACGCCGAAGTCGGCGGTCATGACTTCACCAGCTCGAGGAGGGCTGCGAAGTCTTTGCACTGCTCGAGCGCGGCGGCGGCCTTGCGGGCCTGCTCGGCGTTGAGGTCACTGGTGGTTCTGATCGGGCCGGACCCGGCGAGGCGCGCGGTGAACTTGAGACGCTCGGCTTTCTGCGCGGGGTCGTTGTCGTCGTATCCGAGGCGGAGGAAATGCTGCCGGATGACGGCGGCCGGGCCGTGGCCGGGGGGCCCGGCCGCCGTCTGCGCGTCAGCGGCCGGGCCCTGGTCACCGTGAACATCACCGGCCTCGGGTGGTTCTGCGGTGACCGGCCCGCCGCTGGCCGGGATGGCGGCGGCGGCGGGCGCATCGGGGACGATCTCAGCGTCGGCGTATTCGGCTACCGGCCACTGCTCAGGGGCCTGCGCGGCGGTGGCCTGCGCGGCGGCGCGGAGTTGCTCACGCCGGTACTCAGCGGATGTCGGCACCCACGGTTCGAGGCGGCGCGCCGCGGTCTTCCACCACATCGACCGGCCCGCGAGCTCGGGGTGTTCTTTCCCGCCGTCGAGCCGGTTCCACGGCGAAAACGATGAGTCTTTCGCGTCGGAGGAGTCACGGGCGGCCATCACATCGGCCCGGTTGAGGATCACGACGCGGGACACGGCGCCGGTCACCAGCTCGGCGTAGGCGTAGACGCCGATCATCTGCCCGCGTGAGCTGCCGAACCAGTTGACGCCGTGCCGCGGGCGGGTGTCGACACCTTCGATGTAGGAGAACTCGTCCCCGGCGCAGACCTCGCGGACGACGACTTTAGCGACGGCACCGGACCGGTACATCCGTTCGATGATCCCCCGGTAGCCCTCGAGGCCCTGAACGGTTGCTTTACCTTTGATCTTGCGTGGGGTGAGGTAGAACTCGTCGGTGCCGGGCAGGTGACCGAGTGAGGCGCAGCGCATGAGGGCGGTCATCAGCGAGTCGGGGTTGGCCGCGGCGGCGGCCATCAGGTCCGGGCTGGCGTACAGCGCCCCGGCTGCGGTGCCGAGGAATGCCTCGACGTCGACAGATGCGGGCAGCACCGCGCGTAGGTGGCCGCGCCTGGCCCACATGACTTTGACGGGGCTTTCGTCGCGGCGCGCGAGGGCGCCTGTGACGGTCTGTGTCACGGTGTCTCCGGTTTCCTGGCGGGGTAGAGGGCGTCGATGGTGGCGGCTTTGACGGTGTATGCGCCGCGTTGGTAGATGCGGCGGGAAGCGATGATCTCGGTGCCGCACCAGACGGTGCAGCCGTCGCCGAGGCGTTCCCTGATCCGGTTCTCCGCCAGCTTCTTACGCTGCCCGGCGCGTTTCACGGCGGCGCAGGCGGCCTGGTAGTCGCGGCCCAGTTTCCACGGCACGATCACGTCCGGGCCGTCTGTGGTGTTGTGGAGCCGTTTCAGCGCGGCGGTCGTCGGGGGTGCCCAGTCGACGGGCGGCGGGTCGCCGCTCGCGACCCTGCGGAGGAACTCCCCGGCCTCGAGGCGCATCACCTCGAGGTCTTCCAGTTCCTGCCCGCCCAGGGTGAGCTGGTAGATCCGCAGCTTGCGGGTGTGGAGGAACAGGCAGGCCACGTAGCCGGTGGTGACGGCCATGACGTCCATCTGCCACAGCACCTGGCAGCGGTAGGCCACCGGGATCTCGTCGCCGCCGTAGCCCCACCCGTCGTAGCTGGCCGTGGTCTTGCACTCGAGCACAGCGGTCAGGCCGCCGCCTGCCTCGCAGACGAGGCGGTCCGGTGTGGCCAGCTGCCACCGCCGGTCCGGGGAGGCGTACAGGGTGCGGCCGTCGCCGGTCACGTCGAGGTCTGGCCGCTGCTCGATGAACCGGGACACGACGAACGCCTCGAGGTAGCGGCCGAGGGACATTGCGTCGTTGTCCGGCTGCGGGCCGAGGTCGCCGCGTTTGCGGTGGTACAGCGAAAACGGTGACTCGAACGACGACAGGCCGAGGACGGCCGCTATCTCGCTGGCGGTCACACCGGAGGCGCGGGCTGCGTGCCAGTCCGCCTCCGGCGCGGTTCCGGGCACAACGAGGGAGGCGCCCATCAGCCCATGGCCTTCAGTGCGTCACGGCGGCCACGGCCGCGGCACGAGGCGGAGCAGTATTCGCGGCCCTGCTGCTCGTTGCCGCTGTAGGGGATCGGGTCACCGCAGACAACGCAGGTCGCCGCGGCAGGTGTCGGCCGCTGCCCGGACCCCTCACAGCGGACCATCCCCCGCGCCGCGCCGTCCCACTTGCTGTGCAGGCGCATCACGTTCCGGTCTGTGAGGCGGCGCGGGCGGCGGCATTCCGGGCACAGCCCCCACGTCCCGCCCGCGTGCCCCGCGGTCACGCTGGTCATCGGTGGTTGTCCTTCGGCAGCAGCAGGTCGGCGAGGATGCGGTGCTCGGGATCCATCTGGCGTTCCGCCCACGCCAGCGGATCCGGGCCACGCGCAGGGTGCCTGCGGATCGAATCAGCGATCGCCATCCAGTCATCGGCGTGCCGGTACCGGCGCAGGACAGCAATCCAGCGTTTGTTCCGCAGAAGTCCCCAGACGAGGAACACCAGGATCGTCCCAGCCGTGAGGATCATGAGGAAGACGGTTACGGCGCCCGTGGCGATGAGCAGGTCACGCAGCATCAGGTGACCCCCAGCCCTTGCGGATCAGCCACGCCGCGGTTTCACCGGGCGCTGGGCTGCCGATCTGAACGAACTCCACTGGCTCGAACCCGAGCGTGCGGTCGTCCCGGTCCGCCGGGTCTTCCGCGGCTGTCTCGGTGCGCGCCAGCTGCAGCTGCGGGCCAGGCTGCGCGGGCTGTACTGGCGGCGTGGTGCGGCCGTGCCGCGGCCGGTACTCGCGGGCCCGGTACGCCTTCGCGCTGCGCCGCGCCTCCCACAGCAGGCCGGTGACGATGAACGACACCACGATGATGGCTGAGATGAGCAGCACCCACTCGGCGCCGATCACGAGGTCACCTGCGCGGGAACCAGCCGGTACCGGGTGACGACGTTCCCGACCCTGGCATACGCCAGGCTCATATCCCCCCGGGTGATCATTCCGTTGCGGAGAGCGTCCTGATAGCGGGCGAGGTGGTCACCTTCGGCTTTCGCTTCGGTTCCCGGCCGGGCGTCCGCCTGGCATTGGCACGGCCCGAGGTGGACGTTGCACAGCGGGCAGGGGATCTGCCTTATCTTCTCGGTGAGTGTCTGCTGCGGGGCGAGGGCTGCATGGGTCACGGTGGGGCTCCTGTAGTCTGAGCGATCGTGGGCTAGTTTGTGGGGTTGTGGGGGGTTTTGGGGGCGCGGTCTTCTATGTGGGTGGGAGACCGCGCCCCGTCCGCTTTCCTGGCGCGGGCGAGGACGCCAGCGGCGGAAAGCCGGGCGTAGAAAGCGGCGCGCTTGGTGGCCCTGGTCATGATGCGACTGCGGTAGTGGCGGCCGTGCCCGCTGGGATGGCCGGGATGGTGATGTCGTCGAGGCCGACGCCGAGCTCGAGCGCGAGGCTGCGGACGTGCCTGCTGGCCATGCCCGGGGTTACCGATCCGGTTTCGATGCGGGACAGGTAGGAGGCGCTGACCCCGGCGCGGGCTGCTAGTTCGTGCTGCGGGAGGCCGAGCCGTTCACGCAGCTCAAGGATCCTGCGGCCGTCTGTGATCCTGGTCTTCTGTTTACGCCATGTCCTTGGGGGCATGCCCGCAACTTTAAGCAACCCGGGACAGGTAAAGCAACCTCACCGGCAAAGTAACTTCCTCAGGTTTCATCCCGGCCCGTGTTGACTTGCAGATCTCTTCCACCCCACCCTTGATGGGTGCCCACACACACGCCGATAGGCCGCACCATCCGCCGCGCCCGTGAACGTCTCCGCATGCGGCAGGAAGACCTGGCCCGCAAGCTCGGCGTCAGCATCAGGTCAATTGAGAACTGGGAACACGACCGGGTGTGGCCTCGCAACAGCATCGGCGCGCTCGAGGAGATCCTCGGTGTCGACCTGGAGAATCCTGTGCGGCAGCCACCGGAGCCGGATCCCTACGAGGAGGCATACCGGCACTACGAGACGTCGATCATGGCGTCGGGGCTGTCCTGGCGCGACCAGGACGTGCTACTCGAGGCGCACCGCCGGGCGGTGGCCAAGCTGCGGCGTGAGGGTGTCAGGATGCGCGGCGATCAGACAGGTAAGTCACAGGACGCGGCTGGGGCTCTCTAGCGGGCGGTGGTTCGCTGTCATCCGGCTTGGCCGTTGCTGCGGCGGCAGCCATGCGGAGCATTTCGAGGTGCAGCCGCCCGATCCGTTGGGCCGAGAGCCGTTCCTGTATGTACAGATAGGTCACCACGAGCGCCAGGCCGAGGATCAGATGCCACAGTTCGTCTGGAAGATCCGGGCCGGGGATCCCGTCCGATGTTGACAGGGCAGCCGCCCACAGGACGGTGGCTACGGCAACGAGGACACGGCGGCAGGCGCGGGACAAGCGGAACCCCCCATTGGGTTTGGAGCGGAACTGTGGCCGTGGTGAACACGTAACCTCGTGACCCCCCTGCGTTCACCTGTGCAAAACGGAGACGTTACCGAACGGAAGTTTGATGCGGCAACTTGCCGAAACGTAGGGAATGTCACGTTTTCCCGTGTGAACCTTCGGGCCTTCCTGTGCGTCGTCTGACGTAGGTGCCACGTCCAGCCACGGTGTACAGGACGCCTTCGTCGACGAGGAACTTGATGGCCCTGCGCACCGTCCCGGTGGCCAGCCCGGACTCTGCGGTCAGCCACGTCAGCGACGGGACCGGTTCGTCCGGGCCCCACAGCCCCGCTTGCACGCCACGCCGTAGCCACCCGGCCAGCTGCTGGTACGCGGGCTCAGCGGCCCGGATGTTGATCTGCACGGGCGGCCAGGCTACAGGGGGTGACATGGCAAGCATGGTAAACCTTCCGGAATAGCAGGGGTTGGCACAGGTAGCACAGTGGGGTAGCGTCGTGCCCATGCCAACCCACATTGGCCAAAGCGGATTCGCACGGTACGGCGCGGTAGTTGCGCTATGCCTGCTCGGCGCGATCACCGCGATCGTGTCCTACGCCCACGCCTACACGGTTGTCCACGATGTCGGGAACACGCGGCTACTGGCCATCCTCATCCCGTTCGTGCCGGACCTGACCATTGTCACGTCCTACCTGGTGCTGCTCGACGCGGCCCAGTCAGGCGCCCGCAAACCACCCCTGGCCATCGCTGCGTTATGGGGCGGGATCGCGGTCACAGTGGTCATGAACGCGGCAGCCGGATGGTCCCACGGGCGGCCTGGTGCCCTGGTCGCGGCCATGGCGCCGCTGGCACTGATCGTGGCCCTTCACATCCTGATCTCCCGCGGCCACCGTACCCACCTGGCGGTGGCCGCGGGTCCACGCGAAACCACCACGGCCGCGTGCCCGCACGGCCCGGCCGCCACCGCCGAGGATGTCGTCCGCCTCGTCCACGACCACGCCAGCGGATGCCACGGTGAACGGCTGTCCCAGCGCCAGCTCGCCGAGATCACCGTGCCGTCCCGGCCGCGTGTCGCCGAACTGGTCAGGCAATCCGTCAACGGCCACCACGTGACCGGCCCCGAAGAAAGGGACACGACCACCGATGTGCGACCATGACCGGCCTGAAATCTGGGCCGATATCCCCGGCTGGCCGCACCAGGCCAGTAACAACGGCCGCGTCCGGACCATCGCCGGGCGCATCCTCACCCAGCGTGACCACAACCGGCCGGTTGACAGTGACCTCAAATACCAGCGCGTCGACCTCTGCCACAACGGCAGCAGGACACGCCTCGTCCACCAGCTCGTCTGCCTCGCCTTCCACGGCGACCCGGACTGTAAGCGGGTCGACGGGAAATTCGTCACGCAGGAGGCGTGCCACGCTGACGACAACCCCACCCACAACTGCCTCGAGAACCTCCACTGGGGCTGGCCGTGGGAAAACGTGGCCGAACGCCTCGGCCAGCCCGGCTACTACAGCCCGGAGGCGGCAGCGCGCCGCTCAGAGGCCGCCAGGACGGCACGGCATCGCCGCTCCAGCGATCCCATAACCGGATGGCTGGAGGAAGAACCGAACGCATTCTCCGACCTGAGCCGGGGGCATCTGGCTGCGTTCGCGGATCGGCTCGCCGCCGAGATCGACGACATGGGCAAGACCGTTCCCGATAACGGTGCGTCACCGTTCCGGCGATGGGTTCGGGCCGCTTGCAGTTACGCTCCGTGGCATCGGCGGGGTGCTACGCGGCGTAACACCCCAGGCGGGGGCGACACCCTGTGACCAGGTACGAAGTCGGAAGCGGCGCCCCTGGCGCGCGCTTTGCGCGCGCGGCTTCCGACCCACCCGACGTCACAGAGCGTAACAGGTCGAGGCTCGCCCATCCGCTACGCTCTGTTACTAGCGACGCGGAGTCACCACCGCCGGTCAGTGACAGGGCGGCACGGCTGGCCCGCTACTCCCAGTGGTCGCACCTGGATTTGCTCGCCGAGCTGATCAGGCGGCTCCCGCCGGGCAACCACGGCGGCGACAGGTACGTGTTCTGGCTGGCCACGATGTCCCGGGACGGCCTCCTCGAGCTGCTCGCATCGCAGGAAACATCTGCAGATCACGACAAGAGGAGAGCCTGATGGGCCTGTTCACCCCGATGACGGCTGTGCAAGAGGGCTGCTGCGCTAGCTGTCACCAGATTTTCGGCGGGTGCTGGTGCTCGGCCAGCGACAAGGCCGCCGAGGAGGCCAGGAAGCTGCACGCAGACGATGACGGAGTGAGTTAGTGGGATTTGTCCTGTTTGTGCTGGTGGTCGCGGTTGCCGTGGTCTGGGTGCTGTTCGGGACCGCCCGGCACGGCCTGTCGAAGACGCCGCTGGCGGTGCGTGTCGGCTGGTGGCTCACTGGGCTGCGCTGGGACGGGACACAGGAGACCAACGCGTCCTGGCTAAGCAAGGGCGAGGCGGCCAGCAACCGGCGCGTGCGGAAGTTCTACGAGCGCCCGCGGGCGCTGCGGACGGCGCAGCGGTGCGGCACCGCGACCGGCGTGCTGTTCGTGGCGGTGGCCGCAGCAGCTGATCCGCTGGCCGTTGCGTGGGCCGGGGCGGTGTCGGCGACCGGTGCGGCGGCGCTGGGTGTGGCTGTGGCGCGGCGGGAGCTGGCCCCGGCGGCGCGTGAGCACCGCCGGGAAGTCCTCTCGCCGCTGCACGAGCGCCTGTGGCAACCGGTTGGTGAGTCGCGTACGGCGAAACCGCGGGATTGGCTCGAGGTGCCGCGGGACCGGCAGACAGCAACGGTGTACCTGCCTGATCGTTTCGATGCGTCACCGAAGGCCCTCGAGGTGGTGCAGCGGGTCGTGGCGCAGACGGTGTTCGTCGACAACGAACCCAGGATGCAGCCCGTGTTGTCCGGTAAACGCCGGCATGTGAAGTTCGAGGCTGCGCTGCCGCCCCCGCCGCCGCTGGTGCTTCTCGACGGCGACCCGCGGAAGGGCATCCCGGGGCTGCGGGAGGCTATCGAGGCCGCCGAGTGGCACGAGCTGATGATCGGGTACGGCGTAAACGGCGTGCTGGTGAAGCGGTCACTGGGTGGGGACCTGCCGCATTGGGGCCTGTCGATCCCATCCGGCGGTGGTAAGAGCGTGTGCGGTGAGCTGCTGGCCGCGCAGATGATGTTCCACGGGGCGATCTGCATCATCCTCGACTACAAGTGGATCAGTCATCCGTGGGCCCTGTTCAAGATGCCGAACCTGAGCTATGCGGGGACACCGGAGCAGATCCACCTGAGCCTGCTGTGGCTGCTGGAGGAGGTCGCGCGGCGGAAAGCGCGCGCGCTGGCCGGTATCCAGATGGACGGGACAATCACAGGTGATATCGGGCCGCCTATTTTCGTGGTGGCGGAAGAACTGAACGCCACGATTCAGCAGCTCAAGGACTATTGGAAGAATCCCCCGCCGAGAGGTATCGATGGCCGCGGGGAGTCACCGGCTGTGGCGGCGTTGCGGGAGCTGCTCTTCACTGGCCGCGCGCTGGGTGTCCATTTCCTGCTGATCGCGCAGAAGCTGACTGTCGCTGCGCTCGGCGGTAAAGACGGCGCGGCGCGGGAGAACTGCGCCGGGCTGCTGATGGGTGGCCAGTCGTCTCCGCCGAGTTGGGACATGCTGGCTAAAGATGTCGTAAGGCCCGCTAAGCAATCCGTCCCGGGGCGGCATTACGTGGTGGACGGCGGGAACGTCGAGCTTGTGCAGGTCGGGTTCCTGAACCCGAAGGGCCGGGCAGGCCCGGAGGCCCGTCAGCTGGCCCTGGCAGGCTCTGTGACACCTGTCCCCGATGGCATCCCGCAGGGCATCGCCAAGCCCGTTACGCCAGCCCTCGAATCGGGCGAAACCGGGCATGTAACAGGTACGAACCCCAGGCCAGCCCTGGAATCCGCACATGTCCCGGTACCTGTTACACCGGCCGCCGACGATCTTCGGGACCGGCCGATCGGGTTCACCGAGGCGTGCGAGCGGGGGGTGATCACGACGTGGAACCCGAACGGGCTGCGGCAGCAGAAGCTCCGCGAGGAACGCAAGGCCAGGGTCACGGGCAGCCAGTCGCTGTTCCCCGCTTCCGTTGAGGAAGGCGCCCGCGGCGAAAAACTTTACTGGGCCGCTGAATTGCGAGAATTTGAACGGATGAAGCGAGGGGAATTGGTCGCGGCATGAAAGGGACATGGCATACCGGCGGCTGCGGCGGAGGTGGTGGTGTGGCGGTCATCGCCGTTGCCGCCGTGCTCGGCGGAGCGTATTTCGCCGCGCGCGTGTTTGAGGCGATCCCGTGGTGGGTGTGGGCCGCGTTCACGGTCACGCTTGTGGCCGCTATCGCCGGGGGCGTGCAGCTCATTTACCTACTGCACCGTCCTCTCCCGGCCGCCGTTCAGGAGACGTGGCGCGCCCGCGCGGAGGCAGCACAGGGCGCCCGGCCTGCGCTGCCTCCGGCGCCGCATCGTGTCGCAGAGGCCCAGACTGTGGCGGAGCTGCCGCCGGTTCAGATTCACCACCATTGGCACGACGTCAGCCCAGCCGATGTTGCCGCCGTGCTCTCCAGATTCACCCAGGGAAGGGACGGATAACCGATGCGATGCCAGGCATGCGGGCGTGGCGCCATGAGCGGCCACATCAACCGTGTCGACGCGGCCAGGGCCGTGTACCAGACCTACCGCAGGGCCGTGGACACGGGAGACCTGACAGTCCCATGGCACATATGGGCGGGCCAGTTAGCCGCGTCGCTCAAAGACATGGTCGACTACATCACCGCGGATGCCTGATGAAAGCCAGGCATCCGCGGGGCAGCGGAAGAAGGTGGAATGTGATGGGCGACGCCTGGCACGGCGGCCGGGCCGCTCCCCCGCGGGGCACCGATGAGGAGGAGCTGGCCGCGTTGCTGGCCGACTACGGCGCCCGGTGGTCGATCGCCTACACCGACTGGGGCACATGGGAAGCGACCCCGCGGCCGATCGCCTCCGCTGTTGTCACCGCCGACAGCCCAGATGAGCTGCGGAGCAAGATTCAGGGCGAGGAACTCGGCTTCCTGCGGCAGCTGTTCCCCGGCTGGGAGTTTTTCGTGGGCGTGGACCGGTTGCCGTACGGGCGCAGGCTGAACACGTCGCCGCCGGTCACGCTCCGCGGTGAGGACCCGGTGGACCTGCGCGACGAGATCCTGCGGTACATGCGGCTGACCCGGTAGGCACCCAGGCGGCCATGAAATCCCCCCGACCTCGTGGCCGCCTGGGCTCAGCACCGCGAGGCGCGGACGCATACTTCCCCGAATGGCCCTGATTGTGCCCGCGCCTCGCGGCTGAGCAGCCGCGCGCGGCTGGGATACCCGTCCTGCTCGGCGTTACCAGCCCGGCCGCGCGCGGCCACCAGCACCCCGTACGGCCGGGAGTCACCCCATCCGACTCTCCTCTTGAAATCCCGGCCGTGCGGGGCCTCTTTGTGTCTTGGCCCTCGACGCGTACAGGCGGTGCTTCGACCTCACCGAAAAACGCCGCGGCCGGTGAACCGGACCGGGCCGCCGCACGTCGTATATGTAAGCGCGGCGCCTGTCCCTATCCGTCTTTGAGATGGAAGACGCGGCAGGCGGTCCTAGCGGGCGCCGCGCTTTTCTCATGCCCAGGTTCTGCCGCCGTCGAGTGAGGCGACCGCGCGGCCGGTGAGCGCGGCCAGGTTCCCGTGGACGACGAGGTAGCCGTACTGCGGCGCGGGCGGCGGTGGAGGCGGCGGCGGCGCGGGGGCGTGCCAGGTGTCGTCGTACACGATCGACTCGTCATAGTGGCCGCCGGTCATTTTCTCGCCTTTGCACTGGACGGCGGTCACGCCGAGCATGTCCGGCAGGACCGCGGTGCCGTCGAGGGTCGCGACCCACAGCCGGTAGTCCTTGACGATGTGCAGCCCGGCCGCGGTCATGGCCTCGGTCAGGAGGCCCATGTTGGACCGGTCGCAGTAGATGATCGGCGGGTATGCGCCGGGTTTGAGCGCGGTGCGCGCCTTCACCCAGCTGACCGCGGTGGCGATTGATGCGTCGCCCTGCTCGATGTCGAGGACACCGGCCCCGGCCGGGTCTGTGCCGTTGACGTCGATGTAGACGTGGGGGATTCCGGGGAACCGGGCGTAACCGTCCGGTGTCCACTGGTAGATGCCGTTGGCGTAGCCCGCGACGAGCTGGGTTCCGGCGACGGGGATGTCAGCCGGGGTGGTGCTGTCCCGCATGATCCGGGTCACTTGTCCTCCTCGAGTAGCCGGTGCATCGCGTCGTCGTGGTCGCGGTGCTGTTCCCTGTTCGCGTTGCGGTGCTGGTTGAGCTGTTCCTTGATTTGGATCACGGTGTCTTTGACGGAGCCGCCGCCGTTGACGGTGAGTTCGCCCTCGATTTTGTCGAGGCGTGCCATCACACCGGGGTGGGCGTCGACGCCGGGGCGGCCTAGGGTGCCGTTCCAGTCGTCGAGGAAGTAGGCGGTGCGGCGTAGCAGCGGCAGCCCCCATTTGAGGAAGCTGGCGAAGGCGGCGATACCGCCGAGGAACGCGCCCCACGCGGCCATGTCGGCTGCCGGTGACATTCAGACTCCCCAGCTGTTCGGATCTGCGGTGTTCGGTGGCAGCGTTTCGTATGGCAGTTCGGGCTGGCAGTTCCAGCGGATCGTCCACGTGTAGCCGCCGAGGGTTTCGGTGACACCGGAGATGATCTGGTTGATGTCGCCGGGTGGTAGCCACGACGGCGGCGACGTGACCTTGACGTAGTCTCCGACATCCGGGACAGGCACGGTGGTGAGCAGCGAACTCGCCTCGGAACGCGACAGGTCCACGGTGATCTGCGGGTAGCGGGGCTGGTTTACGGTGCCGACGTTCAGTATCCAGGTGGCCTCGTCGACGAGCTGGGCACCGGTATAGACGTTGCAGGTCACCTGATTGTCGTAGCGGCCGACACCGTTTGGTGGCTGCAGGATCGACAAGGGCCCGCCGACGACGTATTCGCGGGCTTCGGAGCCGCCTGGTGCTTGCACTGTGATGTCGTTGCACAGCAGCTGGTCGTCGTCGACCGGCTGCAGCGGAAACGCGAGATGCGCGGACGGGTAGTCGAGGGTCACGGCCGCGGTTTGCTGGCACATTGACGTCAGGACGCGGTAGCCGAGCGCGACCGCCTGCCGCGGCTCGAAGGTCATGCCCCGGTCGACGTCCTCACATTCCTGCAGCAGCGTCGGCAGGGTCTGGAGGGTCTGGTTTCCCATCGGCGGGGTGAACGCGGGCAGGCCGACGATCCGGCACGGGATGCCTTCCTCGGCGCAGAGACGGGCGAACCGTCTCCCCGCGTATTCGCCCTTCCACGCGTTGAGCTGCGACCCGAGGTCCCACAGGTTGTCGAAGTGTGCCTGCACGCTGAAGTGCCCGAGCGCCGTGCCGGTGAGGGTCGCGCTGCTGGATCCGGTGACGGCCGTGCATGCTCCGAGCGTCCCCGATATCGACCCCGCCGTGTAAAGCCCGGAGCTTGAGCCCGGCTCGATAGTGGTCAGATAGTAGTTGACGCTGCTTCCTACCTGGCTAAGTTCGAGTGAGCAGCGGAGGAGTTTCCCGTTGACCGTGAACCCGACCGGCCCCGTACTGGTGATCAACGTAGGGACGCTGTTGTAGGCGTTGACGGTCAAGGCGCCGCCCGTGGTGTACACGATCTCCCAATATTTGGCGGTGCCTGTGCCCATCTCGACTTTGATGATTCCGCCGTTGTTGGTGTCGCCACCGGAGGGGACGTGCATCAGCCACCGGACAGCAACAGCCGGGCTGCTGCCGTAGGACTGCGTGACACCGGCCCACGAGGCGCCGTTGCAGGTGGGAAGCGCGGCCGAGCAGGCGAAACTGGAATCAGAGGACAGGCTCGGGGTTCCCGACGTGAAGTTCATCGCGTTGCCGCCGGTCGCGGACCAGAACTCGGTGGCGTCGGACCCATCTTCACAGGGCCAGTAATCAATTGGTGTCGTGGAGCCACGTAGCCGGGACATTCCCCGGTACATGGCCGACTGCAGCGGCCTCGTGCTACGGCCGAGGCGGCGAAGCGGCCCCGACGGGGTGATTGCGGTGTAGACGTCGCGGCCGGACGGATCCCACGACTGGGGCCAGCCGGGGACTTCGCCGTGGAACCGGTAGTCACGGTCGGATATTTCAGCGGTGCCGTACATCCGCCACGTGTTGCCCTGCGTGTCTGTGAAAGACAGGGCGCCTGGGGTCTGCGCCTGGAAGTTCGGGCTGGCCGCGGTCGCGCCCGCGCCCGCTATCCCGGCGACCAGCAGGAACGAGTAGATTTTCCCGTTCACGCCGGGCCCGGTGGCCGACACACCGGAATAGGTGGTTGTCGTCGCGATGGCGCCGTTGCCCACCTGAACCGGGGCGTTCGAGTCGAATACCGACGTGGTTCCCGCGGTCACCACAGCCGCACCCAGCTGGGTGTATGAGCCGCCTGGCGGCGCGGTGAAAAACTTGACGGTGTTCCCGCCCGCGCCGTTGTTCACGTCGAGCTCTACCTTGATCTGTATCCGGCCTGGGGTCAGCGGGAGCTCATCCACAGACGACGCGGTGTGCACGGTGGTGCCGTCGTTCGACCAGGACAGCTGCAGCACCC